TGATCTAAAGTAAGTTTATACAGGTCATCAAGTTGTCTGATAGCTGTTAATCCTTCACCAAGTTTTTTTGTCGTAATTTGTTCTAACGCAGATCCTTCTTTCAATGTAGGGACTGAGCCTTCGATAGCAGTTTCAACATCACTGCCCACTCCTATGTCTGGAAAGAATTCCGTATCGGTAGCTACCTCACCCTCTTCGTTTGATCCAGCCTGTCTACGTACTACTTCACCACCATCTGCAAAATCTGAAGCTGGGGGCACATTTATATCAATATCTGGTGATTCAAACTTAACACCACCTAATCTTTCAAAGTTAAAAAATTGTTTGATGGCATCGTTTTTAGGATCCATGAATTTTTGATATAGTTCTTGATATTGTTTATATTCTTCTGGTTTATTTATATCTAACCTTATTGTATTAAACTTAGTTTCCCCGTCTACTATGGTTGGATAAGTAATTAAGAATTCTTCTTTTGCAGGTGTTTTTGGAAACGAATAAGTAATTTTATTATTAGCATCCATTTGAATGATTGTGTTTCTAGGTAACAAGTTTGCATCTATGCCATAGTTTTTTAAAAGATTTGCGTCTGATTCTTCGCTTTGTCCTGCTACACCTAACTGTGTTACTTTTGTGTCTTTTTTCTTAATTAGTTCTTTACCAATAGCTAAATTAAATGCTTGTTCTTGAGCTCTTTCACCCAATGCACCTTTTAAGGCTGCTTGTCTAATAGCTAAATCTCTTGCAGTAACTTTATCGCCAGTTCTTTTTTGCTGTTCAAAAAACAATTGTCCTGCATCTACGGGTGAAGCACCTCTTGCTAATTCAAAACCAGCACGAGATAAATTAAATAAAGTTTCTGCCTCTGTTTGTTTAGGATCAGCTCCTAATATTGTTTGATACAAAGGTAATTGTTTCATAAAATACTGTTCTACTCCTGGAGTATTTCTTAAACTTTCTAAGTATGCATTTCTTATAAGTTCTGCACTAACTTCGCCTCCAAAAATATTTGCATTTTGTGTCCCATTACTACGATACACTGGTCCACCCATAGCAAAGGCTTGAGGTGTAGCACCAATTCCTTCTTCTCTAACTTGTGGTGTGTCCAACATTTGTATTACTGGTTGAACTAATGTTAAAACACTATCTGGTGTATCATTTGCATCTTTCTCGCCAACTATTTGTGCAAGTTCATCTCGTCTTTCATCTTCTGATTTTTTATCACCTCTTATAGAGTTCATAAGTTCAGTGTAATCTTCTGCAGTTTCAATCTCTTCAGTTTTTTGTGCACCAGCTGCAGCAATTGTTTCTGCATCATCTTCAAATCCTTGCATAATACCAACGTTTTCTGGATTTTGTTGAGGCATCATTTGTGCTTGTTGAGCAATCTCACCTTGCATTGGAGAACCCATTTGTCTAAATCTCATTTCATCTAATTTTTTAAGACCATTTATACCCTCACCTGTTATAGGAGATCCCATAGCTCTTTTTGATTCTTGCATTTTCATTATGTCTTGCTTGAACAAATCTATTGCTTCCATACCAGCTGGAGATAAAATAAAATTATCCTCGTCTGTAAATAGTATTTCTCCCTCTTTTAAATAATTTCTTAAAACTCTTTGAAAACCAGGCTCCTTTAGATCATACGTACCACCATATTCTCCAAAATTAAATATTGTAGAATTCTCTCCCATGGGCGGTGTGCCCTGTTGTCTGTTTACTGCTTGTTGAAACATTGATCTATTTAAAACACTCATTATACAATCCCCGATCTTCTTAATCCTGCAATACCAGACAGTGCTCCTATGCCTACTCCTATCGCTTGCTGTAATGGAGACACACCTGGACTAACTGATGGGACTAAAGTTTGTTGTGATGATGGAGCTTGTGCAAGAACATCTCCGTAAAAACCAATTCGTTGATATGGTTCAAAAATATTTTGTAAAACATTTTGTCTATCTATGTCTAATCCTGCTTGAGCTTGCTGTCTTTGTAAACCACCAATGCCAAGCAATTGACTTATATCTTGTCCTCTTTGTGTTTGTTGTTGACCTGCTAAACCAGCTATAGGTGATGCAAATCCTGCCTGTTGAGCACCTAATCCACCAATACCTAAAGCAGCCAATCTTTGTAGCTCTTGGTTTCTTGCAAAAGCGGCTTGAGCGTTTTCAAATGCTTGTTGATTTAACCCTGCGATAGCTCTTGCTTTAGCGTCTTGTAAACCCTCTCCAAGTAAAGCCTCTTGAACCGCTTGTCGTGATCCACCAAAAGCCCCTCTTGATTGAGCTAAGTCACTTAATTGTGTTTGTGATTGAGCAGCTTGCTCATCCAATTGTTTTAAAGTTTGATCTATTACCGCTTGTTGAAAATTACTTTGAAATGGTGCGAAGCTTGCGCTTGTTGGTGTTTGCGATAAAGCAGTTAACAAAGGAATTGTTCCTGCAGTAGTTTGTTGACCTTGTAAAATAGCTTGTTGAGCTTGGTTTAGTAAAGGTTCATATGCTCCAATACCAAGACCAGCTAAATTAAATGCTCTTGTTTCAGGGGCCTGGAAACCTGCTAGAGTATACTCTGGTAAAGTTAAAGGTTTTTCTGATAATGCTTTTGCACTATCAATAAGCCCTAGACGACGAGCTTCTATGTCTGGTGCTTCTCTTGTGATCTGTGTTTGCGTTACCATTATGCTACTCCTCTTGATTGTTCAGACAGTGTACCACCTTTTTCTAAATTTTTCATCATTTGATACATTCTCTTAGCACCCTCTCTTCTACTACCACCACCAGCATTACGAACAGCCTTTGCAGTAAATACGAACTCTCCATCACTTAACATAGCTGGTATATCATCAGATGTCCCAGTGCCTGGACCACTTATCTCTCCAGTTTTTCTTGGAAAGAATTGATCAGATCCATTTGCTAATCTAATAATACCGCCCTCAGCTGCAGTTGTTGGTCTAACAAAATCAATTGGGAGATCTTCACGAGGAACACCAAAATCATCTTGAAAAGTATCATAGTAAAAAGGTCGTGTCCCAAGGTTTGCAATTTGAAACTCTTCTGGGTTACTATAATAAAACGGATTTAATGCATTTGGATCTTCTGGAACAAAATCTTTTTGCTCTGCTGAAGCGGCCATGTAAGTTGCAATAGGAGATATTAAAGATGCTCCTGCTAAAACATTACCTAAAGTTCCCCCTAAAGGTGGTTTATTAGTCCCTAATGCAAATTGTAAATTTTTCATTTCTAAAATGTTATCTGCTGTTTCTTGTGTGATTTTATTAGTATCTACTAACTTTTGAACTCTCTCAGTTTCTTTAATAAGTTGCTCTTCAGCTGATCCACCCCCACTAATTAATCTTTGCAAAATGTTTGCGGGGTCTTTTGTAGCAGTTGTTAATAATCTATCTTCTGCCGTGCCCAACAAACCACCAATATCTGTCCCTGGTATACCTCTTCCTGCATAACGACCAATAGGAGCAAAACTACCCGCTAATGATCCGATACCGTAACCAAGTGCTGCAGTGCCAAGAGCCTCTCCTGGTTTTTGACCTGCAATTAATCCACCGATACCAGCTCCAATACCAGCACCTGCAGATCCACCAATTAAAAAGCCGATACCACCACCAACGATGGGAGCTACTTTTTTGACAGTATCTTTAACTTTTTTAAATACTTTACCGACAAAACCACCAATACCGTATTGAGGAATAGTCTGTAAAAATTGTTCATCAATCATGCATAATCCTTTTAGTTAGCAACTTTATGTTTGTTGGAAAGCAAGCTTGGATGGACTTGAAGAAATTACCAATTTATTTCTATATTTATAGGCAAATTATTGCTATATGACAATAGATAAATACTGAGTTAGAAAGGAATAAACATGGCAGAACAGACAAAACGTGAATTTCAAGCCTTTAGACCCTTTGGACCTACTATTTTTGCAGGATCATTACCCGAATCATTAATAAAATTATTAGATGATAAAGCAACAGAGATTATGACTAATAAGAAAATGTCTAAAGATTGGGATCATTCAATGCATTTAGCAGGTAACGTTAAACAAGAAGTAAGATATCCTCCAGCTTGGATGATATCAACTGAGTTTGCGCCTATGAGTAACTCTTTGCAAATGATAATACACAAATATTTAGAACATCCGCCAATGGTAAACACTATATCTCCAGATAAAGTAGATAAAATATTAATAACTAGTATGTGGGTTGTATCACAGTGGTCTGGAGACTTTAACCCTTCACATGTTCATGATGGTGATTTGTCTGGCGTAATATATTTACGAATACCTCCAAGTTTAAAAGAGGAATATGCAAAAGAAGATCATTTTCCATGTGTAGGAGATATTCAATGGCAGTGTGGACAAGCTGCTACTTTTAATGGACATACATTTCAAGCAACGCCAAAAGTAGGAGATATTTATTTGTTTCCGTCTTGGCTCTCACATATGGTTTATCCATTTAGAACACAAGATGAAGAAAGAAGATCTGTTTCTTTCAATGTAACTGTTAAAAGAAAAAAAGAGAAAGATGAACAACAACTCTAACACACCTTTTCCCATGGTAAGAGTTACGTGGCATGATGCAAAAGATACAGAAACTGGTTGGTTACATATTAAAGATATTGTTTCTGCTCCGTTGGCCGTGTGTCAAGAAGTTGGATACATGGTTGTAAATAACGATGACAAAATAGTTATTATGAGATCATGGTGTGTTGATAAGGATGATAATCACGGTGGAGGTGCAATATCCATACCTCGTGGTTGGGTTAGAAAAATAGAGTATCTAACAGTGGAATATGCAACACAATAGTAATACAGAATTCGTTATGTATGTTGATAATTTTTTATCAATTGAAACATTAGAATCATTACAAGAAACCTTTTTAAAAATTAATTACGGAGAAGTAAAAAACCCAGAAGGTCAGGTTTATGGATATAGACATACCTTTCCTCACAGTTTTCATACAGATCCTTTATTAAAGTTAATAAAAGATTATTTTTTTCCTAACAGAAATCTAGAGCCTATCTCAGTTAGTGCTCACAAAAGACAAAACAACAAAGAACCTTTATTTCATGTGGACGTTGAAAAAGACAATGTTGCTAATTTTCTTTTATTTGTAAAGGGTGAACCTTTATTGAATAATGGAACAGGTTTTATGACAGGTAAATCTTTATCATCACACATAGGTTTTATTGAAAATAGGGCATTGTTTTTTAATGGTAGTAAAATACCACACTCAGACTTGCAATCTTTTGGAGATAGCTCTGAAAGATACACACTTAACATTTTTTACAAAGATGCATAAAATTTTTATTGGAACTCCTTGTTATGGGGGACTACTTACAACAGAATATTTTAAGAGCTGTATGCAACTTGTAGCTCTTGCAGCCACTAACAAAATAGAGTTACAGTTTGGTACTATAGGTAATGAGTCTTTAATAACCAGAGCAAGAAATACTCTTGTTCAATTATTTATGGACGGTGACTATACACATCTTTTGTTTATTGACGCTGATTTAGCTTTTAACCCTGATTCAGTGATGAGGATGCTAGATTATGATAAAGATGTTGTAACTGGTATTTATCCAAGAAAAACCATAGACTGGATAAAAGTAAAAAAAAGACTTAAAGATAAACCAGACATATCTGAAGATGAATTACTTGCAGCTTCATTACAGTATAATTTAAACGTTAAAGATCCTAACAACATACTACTTGAAAAAGGATTTATTGAGGTTTTAGATGGTCCTACTGGTTTTATGATGATCAAAAAAGAGGTATTTGAACGAATGGCTAATGTTTATCCAGACTTAAAATTCAAACCAGATCAACATATCAATCAATCACATGAAAAAGAATTTGATTATCATAAAACATCTGATTGGAATTATGCTTTCTTCGATACCATGATAGAGCCAGAAACACGCAGATATTTGTCAGAAGATTACGCTTTTTGTCGTTTATGGCAAAATATGGGTGGTAAAATATACGCTGATATTCTATCTGGTATGACACACTATGGTAATTATGCGTTTAAAGGCAATGTGGGAACTCAATTCTTGCCTCAAAACAATAACTAATTTATTATAAAAGCATGCAATTAGTAGACCTTAAATTTCGCCCTGGCGTAGATAAACAAGATACTGCATATTCTGCAGGAGATGAAAGAAAATACATAGATTCTGATTTTGTTAGATTTCACTATGGAAAACCAGAAAGATGGGGTGGATGGACAAACCTGCCTAATCCTAATAGAACAATCGTGGGAGTGGTAAGAGATACTCACTCATGGGTAGGATTAGATGGTTTAAGATATTTAGCTTTAGGCACAGATAGAAAACTATATATTTATAACGAGGGAGCTGTGTTTGACATTACACCTATTCGTGAAACACAAGCTTTGAATAATCCTTTTACAACAAATGGCACTACTACGGTGTCCGTGGCAGATACAAGTCATAACGCAATACAGGGAGATTTTGTAACTTTTGATTCTTTTTCATCCATTGACGGTTTAGATATGAATCAAGAATTCGAAATTACATCTATAACTGATGCAAATAATTACACAGTAACACACACTGACACAGCATCTGGATCAACATCTGGAGGTGGTGGATCAGGTAATGCAAAATATCAAATTAATGTTGGCCCAGCTACTTCAACGTATGGTTTAGGTTGGGGCACAGACACTTGGAGTAGTGGCACTTGGGGCACAGCTAGTTCAGCTTCTGATGTTGTTCTTGTCGGTAGAAACTGGTCACTAGATAATTTTGGTGAGGATTTAATTGCTACTGTTTTAGATGGTGGCACATTTATTTGGGACACCTCTGCAGGAACAGGCACAAGAGCTACAGCTTTGTCTAATGCTCCAACTGCATCAAGATTTAGTCTTGTTTCCACTGACACTAGACATTTGTTAATATTTGGCACAGAAACTACAATAGGTAGCACAGGCACTCAAGACGATTTATTTTTTAGATTTTCGGACAGAGAAGATGCTACTGATTTTACACCTGTAGCAACGAATGAAGCAGGATCGTTACGTATATCGGATGGTTCAAAAATCGTAGGTGCTGTAAAATCAGCAGGACAAATATTGGTTTGGACAGACACGTCACTACACGGTATTCAATTTGTTGGCACACCTTTTACATTTGGTCTTAGACAACTAGGTGCAAACGCTGGGCTTATAGCTCAACATGCAGCCATAGAGGTTAATGGCATAGCTTATTGGATGTCTGATGATGCATTTTATCTTTATGATGGTGTTGTCAAAAAAATGCCTTGTTCAGTGCAAGATTTTGTTTTTGATGATCTTAGTTATACAAATAGAAACGATATAGCAGTAGGATTAAACACAGCCTATAATGAGATAATTTGGTATTACCCTTCAGCTAATGCAACACAAATAGACAGAGCTGTCGCTTATAATTATCTAGAGGGAACTTGGTATACATTGAGTTTAGGAAGAACTACTTGGCTTGGTGCTTATGTGTATGAAAAACCAATAGCTACTGAGTATAATGCTAGTGCTACAGCAAACGTATCTACTATACTAGGATTAACGGCTGGTGCGTCTTTTATTTATGAACATGAGTCTGGTAATAACCAGGCAGATGGGACAGCAATAACAGCGTTCTTAGAAACAGGTTCGGTGGAGATTGCCGATGGTGATCAACTAATGTCTATTAGCAAATTAGTACCAGATTTTGATAACTTAGCAAATACGATGACTGCAAGATTAACATTAGAGCAATATCCTCAATCTTCTTCTAATGTTACATCAAATGCAAGTATAACTAGCACTACAGAAAAAGTAAGTGTTAGAGGAAGAGGTAGAGCAGTAAAAATTAGATATACAACCAACACAGTAGATGATACACCTTGGAGACTTGGTTCACAAAAATTAGAGATAAGACCAG